GCCACAGCTTCGCCCTCGGCCGCGCGATAGAACACGCCTGCCTCAAGGTCCACGTAGGGCCGACCGGGTTCGGGCTGGAACGATGCTTGCCACACACGAGCCGATCGGCTTCCTGTGTAGGTTGCGACCAAGATGAACCGCGCAACGTGCAAGGTGGCCTTCTTCTTAGTCGGCGCTCCCCGCTGGATCTCGCGCTTGCGATATGCCGCCCACAAGAGTTGCGCCAGCAGCTTCCGATCAAGGTATTTGACGCGTCCTTGCGACTTCGCGGGCAGGGTTATAATCACTGCCTGCCTGGTCACATTGTCCGCGATTGCCATGCGGCACGCTGCACGCAAATCCTCAAGCTCCCGCCGCGCTAGAGAAATCGACTTCCGGCTTTCGGCATATGCTCGGCACGTTGCGGTGGTGATGTCGTCCAGTGTCTTGTCGCCCCAGTAGGCGAGCAAGGCATCGACGCGAGCAGCCAGTTCCTTCGGCCGCTTTGATCCTTCGCCTTTCTGCAGGACATAGTGCGTCAGGACCTCGGCGACCTTTACCTCGCTTGCGCGACGGTCCTTGGCTTTCGGAGTGTCGATGAACTGGGCTGCGATGTGGTCAGAGAGCGCTCTCTGAGCCTCCTCAACGCTAGTCTCGCCGCATCCAGTTCGATACTGCTTCCCGCCGTCGAGGATGATCCAGACCGCTTCTCGATCGGGGCCGGCTGGCCTGAGCCATAGCCTTGCCGGTTTTCGGGCGCGCGGCATTTCTCTTTCATCTCCTCAATCGCGCGCTTCGTCACGAAGTCCTTTCGCGCAATCTGCATGATCTGCAGGTTGCCCTTGGCGGCTTCTGTCCGCAAGGATGATGGTGACAGGCGGTTGCCGAAAAACAGCCGACAGGCTTCAGCCAAGGTGACCGGCTCGTCGTCTTCAACTGGGCGGGTAGCGGCTTGCGTCATCCCCTCCCTCCGTCAGACAAAGGGGAAGCGGCCAGAGTGCCCCGAGCTTTGGCGTATTGCATGAAGTTCTCAACCTTCATTTGCTTCGGCGCAAATGCAGTGCTTGGCGAAGGCAGCAACCCTTCATGGCGAAGCATGTCATAGACTGCCAGAAGGTCGTTGAACTCCTGCGCGATACGCTGAGCGTTAGTTAGGTCTTGGCCGGACTTCTTGTCGTCCAAGCCAAACCGGAGAGCTTTGGCAACTTCTTGCGCGATCTCGCTGCATTCCTCTGCGAGGCATGTAAGCAGATGTTCCGAGCAGTTCATCGTGGATCACCTTCGCGCTTCGGACGGATAGCTTCGGCGGCTTCCCGCATCTGCTCTTCCCCCACCGCCACGCTCGACGCTTCCCGCTGTTCGGCGGGGGCGTATACCAGCGGGCGTGCCGTCACCAACTCTTTGTCAGCATCAGCCACGGCATCGGTGTATTGCAGCCAGCGATTAGGCCAAAGCTTGGTCGGATGCGAATTGGCGATGATCTCGTAAGCTACCACACTTTCCCCCACCGCCGCGCTTGGCGCTTCCCGCTGTTCGGCGCGGGCGCGGAGCAACGACGCCGCTTTGCGCATGATGGGCGCAAGATAGGCGAGCGGGACCATGCCAGAGCTTGCTGCAACAAAGGGCGCAGCACTGTCGAGACGTTGGGCAATATCCAGCGCATCCTCCCCCACCTCTACGTCTTGGGAAGGCACCGCTGCGGTTGGCGCTTGCTTGATTTCACCCGCTCGCTCAGCATCTTCGTCTAGGCAAGTGTTGCACAGTCCGCTCGCGGTTCGTGGAACCGCGCTACAACGTACACAGCCTCCATCGTCGGGAGCGGTTGGCGCTTGCTTGGAGCGGAGGGCAGACGCGATTGTTTCGGCTACCTTGCCGCAATCAGCGCCGCTGGAACTGCATCGCGGGCAGTAAACGTCGCTGTCATCGCCAAAACTGTCGGTGCCGCATAGTTCCGACGAACCAACCCACCCGCAATGATCGCATGAGGCGAGGTAGTAAGGTTCGCGCACCTCGAATGACACAATAGGCCCGGCATACGTCGCCATCTGCTTGAGGTCTTCAAGCCGGACTTCCTCGGGGGTCATCCCCCCGTCATCCTCCCCCACCGGGGCGGGCTGGGCGGCGAGGTGTGGCGACCGTGTAAGCTGATTAGCCCAAAACCAGTAATGGTCCTCGCGATCCATGACCTCGTTGCGATATCGAACACGCGCCTCCCAAGGTCGGGTCTCTGTCACGACACCTTCTGTCTTGCCGTCGATGTATACCGTTTCGCCTATGCTGAATGGCGCGAACTGAGGCTTGTTGCTGCTCTCGCTCATGGCTTGCTGGCTCCTGGGTTGAGGGCGGCGCGGATTGCTTCTGCGTCTTCGGGGCAACCAGCCGCGTGACCGACCTTCCACCCGCCACCGCAGCAGCAGGACAAGCCTTCCCACTCGGCTTCGTTTCGGATTGCTTTTGCGATCTCTTCACTACCGGCCCGCTCGGCAAGGCGAGCAGATTTTGCATAAGCGCCGTCGATACGTTCGGCCAAATATTGAGCAAATCGCTCTGCTTCCTTCACCCGCGCCTCAAGCTGCTCGCGTTCGGCTTGGGCGGTGGTGAGGGCGCGAGCGGCATCCCGAATGCTTTGCTTGGCCAGAGGCGCTATAACATCGTCGTAGGCGTCAACAATTCGGAGAAGAATGGTGGGCAGATCGGCCCGCGCTTCCTGCGTGACGCCGCCATTGATCTGATCGCGGACACGCGGGCAATCTGGGTCGGTGAGGGTGTTCATGAGCGTGCCTCGCGATAGAAGGATTTGCGGGTCGTGAAGTCGAGCTTGGGCTCAGCCTTCGGCGGCTTGGGCCGGGAGGGGATCGCTGCCTTGGCGCGCGTCTTCATTCCCATGAGTTGCTGCCGAACGGTCTTCGCGGCGGTGGGCGTGTCGCGGTTTGCAGTCTTCCATCCGTGGCACTTCGGGCAGACGGCGCGGCAGTTCTCCAGGCTGTTATCGTGGGAATTGGCATCGAGGATGAGGTGATCGTACTCGACGCCAAGCCCTAGGCTGGTGGCGCAGCGCTGGCCGGCGGGCAGGCCATACCAATCACCCACGGCTTCGCAGATAAGACCAGACCGGCGGAGGGCTTCCTTGCGGGTTTTGGCTGTGAACTCGCGACGGTCGGCCATCAGCGTGCCTCCTGGCGCATTGCAGCCGTTGCCGCTGCGAAGTCGTTGGCAAACCGCTCATGTCCGCGTGCCGCCACCTCCTCACGAAGCTTCATGTGGAACGCGTCATGGATCGACGGGCGCGCCTTCTGCGTCTTGGTGAAGGTGGTGACGTTGACTGTTGTGCGGGCCGGCTTGCGGCGGAACAGGGATAGAAACTTCATGCTGCCCTCGCTTCGGTTTCGGGCTCGTAGAAGCCGCCCTTGATCGTTTCGTTAAGCTGGACGCCGTGCGTGTCGCAGAATGCGAGGGCGTATGTGATGAGGCTGGCAGCGCGCGCTACGGACATGCGCGAGGTGCTTTCGCGGACGTTGACGAACTCGCCCTCCAATCCTGGAACGAAGTCGATCTCGCCCTTGGTGGCGGCGGTATGTCCTGAAACCAGCAGCACCTTCCATTCGTCGGCGTCACGGCGCTTGCCGGCCCATTTCATGTCGGACTTGCCAAGGTCGGTGCAGATGGCGTGAAACTTGGCGTTCTGGTCCTTGCTGCGGGATGCCGGGCCAAGCGACACGGCGCTGCCCTTGTCAGCTGAGATGATGGCGCGGATCGCGTTGTGGCGAACCTCGTCATTGATGAGAACGAAGCGTCTGTTACCAGCCATCTCGTCACCCCGCGTTCAATGGATGGTTGCGAAGCTCGGACTGCACCGAAGGTGGGAGATCACCGGGGAACACGTCGGCTTCCTGCAGGATCTTCCGTCGCGCCTCGAACTTCTTGGCGGCTTCCGTGATGTAATCCTTCGACCATCCGTCGCGCTGGGCTATGTGCTTCCATCCACCGGCACACTTGTTCACGGCCGCGATGGTCTCGCAGTCGAGCATGTCATTTTCGATGTCGATCAATGCCCGTTTTTGCTGAGCGGCAGATGCGGGCTTGTTGGTTTCGCCCTCGGAAACACCGGTCTGCGAGCGCGGGTCGATGGGGGAGGCTGGTTTCTGCTTGTCCTGTTTATCAGCCCTGAACTCGGCACCAACCTCGTTGACGTACTTGCTGTCGTCAAACATGCCCATGTGCACGTCGGCGCCGACGCCGATCATCTTCAAGGCGTTGGTGATCGCATCCGTAAAAGCCTTCTTGAAAGCCTCGTCGTCGCTCTTCGTGCCGCTGGAGAACTTGGCAATAACCTTGTCTCCGCCGACGCCCCACGAACGCTGTTCAGGCTTCTCGTACCAGATAGACACGGTGCAATAGACGAGCGTTTCACCGTCTGTTCCAGGGACGACTTGGAAGCTTGGTTCGTAAATGCCCCACCCTTGACCGATCGGGCCGAACTCTTCCGTCATGCGCCGGTAGGACCACATCGGCTTGATGGCGGTTCCCTTGAACCCGCCGCCGCGCGTGAAGGCTTTGGTGTGGGCTGGGTCGGTGCGGCCTAGGCGATCCCAAAGTGCTGTTTTCTCAGACATCACGCGGCCTCACCAAACGCGACTTGCATGCGGCGATGGATCTGGCGGGTGCGCTCCACATCGGCGGCGCAGTAGGCGGTGATCGTCTCGAACTTTTTGGCTGCCCACAGATCCGCGATCATTGATCCGTCGATCTCGCCCTTGCCGTCGAAGCCCATGGCGCCGCAAAGCCGGTCCATGCCGATCATGCCGCGCGCGCCGGCAAAGGCCGTCATTGTGTCGAACACCTCTCCAGCCCACGGCTTCGGATCGCGCGGGAACCATGCGGGCATCGGAACACCCAGGATGATGGCACGCTGCCAGATGAAGCGGATATCGAAGCCGATGACGTTGTGGCCGATGATGGTGGGATGCTGGTACTGCGGCACCAACGCTTCAAGCGAAGCAAGGAAGCCGCTCAGGATGGGCTTCTCGTCGCGAACGTCTTCCATCCAGATCGTCTGCGCCGGCTCGTCGTCAATCGCCCAGCCGATGCAGCAGATGTGGCCGTAGGCGCCGTCGAAGCTCGTCTTCGCCACGGCTTCCTTCACCAGCGCTGGCTTCTTGTCAGCCACCCATGCCGCGATCGTCTCGGCCTTGCTGATGTTGCCGGGAACGGTGATCGTCTCGGCGATGGCGTCGTGAACGGCCGGCGACTGAGATGGGATCGTTTCGATGTCGAGATAGATGTTCATGGCTCAATCCACATACTGGAGATCAAGGGAAGCCATCGCGGCCGGCGATGAAGCTGTGTCGCGCATCAACTGCGCCATGCAGCCGGCGCAAGCGGTGAAGCCTTGCTGCGAATATTTCAGCAGGCGCCGCAGGGTTGCGACGGGATAGGTGACCTTGTGGATCGCCAGCTTGCGCCGTCCGAGATCCCACAGCGCCGTCGGCGTCGTGACCAGATCGTCACCATCAAGGCAGAACTGCGTGATGGTGTAATCGAAGCTGTCGATCACCTCCTCGGCAGTCCCGTAGAAGCGGAACCTAATCGCCTGAACGTCGATCGGTAGGCTCGACCCTTCGATGGTCCCCCGATAGTGCTTATGGTGCTCAGTCTCGCGGATCAGGTTCATGGTGGCTGGAAGCTTCCGCTCCCAATCCTCCAACTGCGCCTCGTCACGGAAGAAGAAATCGAAGTCGCTATCCAGAGCGTGCTTGATCAGGGTTCGCCGAACGGCACCGCCTGCAATCCAAGCGCCGTTCTGCACCTTAGAAAGAACTGCATCCAAAGCAGTCTTGTTGCAGTCGGAGCGCTCGCAGAACTCAGCGAAGTTCAATCGGATCGTGTTCATCATGCAGCCTTTCGGGCGCGGCGTCGGCCGTCTGCCAGTTCCATGAGGTTTTCTGCGGAGCGCTGGCGGGTGGCGTCGAAGCCAAAGCGGGCTTCGTAATCAGCCATCGCCATCCAGAGATCGTGATCGAGGTGCGCGTCCGACGTGTCGGGTTGCTCAGCGTCGTATATGCCCGGCGCAGGCCAAGGCTTTGGCTGGGAGAGGGAGGTCATTGGCTCTCTCCACGGACCTGCGGCTCCTGCATAAGCTCTTCGCAAATCCACAGCATAGCTGCGAGAACACTGCGGAACTTCATGTTTTCGCGTGGGAATGGACGGTGCGGATCCCAACGTTCGTCACGTACACGCACATCACCCGGTTCGCCCCGGATGCAGAACGCGCGCTCTTGTTGGCCATCCTTCGCGGAGGTAAACCCGCCAGGGTTCGCGTGATTGAAGGCGGAGACTTTGCCGGGGCACTGGCGAGCGTAAATGTCCCAATGACCGGGGTTCCGCTGCCCGATTGAAAAGCCGAACGGGAAATGCGGCTGGTTCAAATCGAAGAAGTGCTTCTCAGCTTCTTTCTCGCGAGCTCGCGACTGAGCGTAGGAAACCTTCTCTTCCAAGGTGAGGTCGCTCATAAGCCGGGTGCTCCTTGCCAGTAGGCGCCGAACAGCATCATCGACGTAATGAGGAGGGCGATGTTGCGGGGATTGCCGAAGAGGTGGTTGGCCATGTCTGCCACCTCAGAACGGGATTTCGGCGTCAAGGTCGCGTACATTGCGAGCCTTGCCATCCAGCCGAAAATCGGTGAACTGCACATCGACACGCTCAGCGGCGGCGACGGCTTCGAGGATGAAGAAGCGGACGCCGGGGGCCTGACGAGCGAGGCGGTTTGCCTCTGTCTTGGCGCTGGCGAAGGTCTTGTGCATCATGACGGGGGCGCGCTGGCCTTCGCCATAGATCATCCAGAATTGCTCAGGTGCGCTCACGCTGCTTCCTCCATGGTCTCGACGGTTTCGGTGATCGTGAGCGGCGGGAACCCACGGCTCTCGACCTCGGCGGAGCAGTTGCGCCAAATGGCCTTCTCGGCCTCGATCTCGTGGCGTAGATGCTCAGGGCGGGTGAAGCGGAACTGAGGGCCGTGCTCGTTGAATAGGGTGATGATGACCCGGGCCATGTCAGCGAACCTCGTCAGTTGAGCGCGGCTGCATCTGGATCGTGACCCGCCTTGGGCCATAACCGCGATCTGACCAGCGCTGGACGATGATCGGGAAATCAATGCGCGACCGCTCAGAGCCGATGTGTCGTCGCCACGCTTCGCCTGCTGTCGTCCCGAAGGAACGGCATCCCATTTCAAGCGAGATTTGATCGCTCCACCCGTTATTCGCGATCACGAAGCCAGTTAGGGTTGCGGCCGTCATGACGCCGCCCCGAGCGAAGCGCCCTTGCAGTCAGCAAACATCGCGGCAATGACCGGATCCGAAGTGCCTTGCTCGTCGTGCCAAGCCTCAACGGCGTCGATGCACTCGAATAAGGTCTGGCAATCACCAGTGATGGGGAACGTCAGCCGGTCATAATCCTGGTGCGTCCACTCCCAGCCTTCGATCGTTTCCTGGATCACGAAGTCGCGGTAGAGAAGCCACTGCTGTGTGGTGTTGATGCGGGCGAATGCTGTCGTTCCCATTATGCTGCCTCCGCAAGGCCGCGTTCGAAGGCGTCGAAGGCCATCGTCGCGTCGGTTAGCCTCTGTTCTGCGAGCTTGATGTCGTCGGGTCGGGGGACGTGCCTCTGGCGCTCGATCTCAAGATTGATCGCCGCTGCATCCAGTTCGATGCGAAGCGTCCGTAGGGGCTCAGGAAGGGCAAGCACTTCGCTCTTCCTTGCAGCCCATGCGGCATCATCGGCGCGGGCTTGCAGGATCGCGGCTTCCATTTCCGCAAGCGCCTCGGCCTGAGTTAAGGCAAAGCCGTCCTTGCTTGGTGTCCGGTATTCCCAGCCGGTGCCGATCATGCGGATTGAACCGACGATCTGGCCGCTGTTCTCGTCGCGGACTTTCTTCCAACGGCCGGTCTGGCTCATCGCCTGAAATGCGGCCTCAAGGTTCCCGTGCGTTCCCGCAATGGCCTTGGTGTGTTCTGCTGGTGACAGATGGTGACGGGAGGTCATAGCGACACCCACATGCGACCCGTGTCTTTGCAGAGGATGCAGCCGTATTCGGACCCGCCGCTATGATTGTTCAGCTTCAGCATTTCGACATCGGAAACGCGTTCGTCAGCAATGCAATCAGGGCAGCAGATAAAGCCGGCCACGCCGTCTACGCTTACAACCCGCGCCTCCCAGGCATATTCCTCGGCTGATTTCGGCGAGTAATCCTTCACGCAACCGTTTGGGATGACGATCTGCATTTGGACCAGCGTGTGTTCTGCTGTTGCGACAGGAGGGGTCATCAGACCAGATACTCCGACACAACCGCACCCTTCGCAGTGAGGCGAATACGCGATGCCTCATCATCAGCCTCGAAAAGCTCCGGGGCGTCATCGGCGTGCTTCTTGGCAATGCCCCAAAGAACGTTGCTCACGGTGCGCCAGCCCTCGCCTTGGTCGGGCGAGCGGTTGAGAAGAGCGATGAAGCCCTTCTGTCGGTCGGTGAGCTTGGTCTGTGCTTCCTGCGTCATCTGCTCATCCCTTAGTGCTGGCCAGAAGCGGAGGGCGCTGACTGGCGGGGCGGTGTGTGGGGCGCTGGATCAGCCGGGGCTTCTTCGCAGCGGGTATGAGCATTTCGTACGCTTTGTACGATCTAAGGTCAAGTACGTTTTGTACGATTTTTGTTGCGGCGGTCATTTTGTACGACTACAACGCGTCATCGAAGCGGCGACCCGGTGCAACTCCGGTGCAGGTGCAGCCGCAGGCGCGGGAAGCGAAAGTCCTACCGTGCTGCCTGAAAGTGAGGACGGATTGCCGAGAGGCGTTCTGCCAATGTGACCGACCGACCGACGGTTCTTGTCGCAGGCATGGTTTCCCCGGCCTCATGGTGAAAGCCATGGGGTAGGGGGAAGCTTTGCCTAGCTCCCTCCCTCACTCAAGTTCTTGGACGGTGTTCTACCGTAGAAGAAGGGTCTCTACACGTCGATCAAAATTCGACGGACCCTGCCGAACACGTACAGGTCCCCATCGACCGGTATCGAAAGATGATCGGGGTTCGTTGAGTAAGGCTGGATGCTTTCGACCGGCTTCCGCTTGTAACGCTTGAACGTGGCTTGGCCTTCCTCAAGCGAAAATATGTAGAACCGGCCATCCACAAGCTTATCGTCGGCGCGATTGACCAGAAGCGTAGCGCCGTCGGGAGCAATTCTGTTCATCGAGTCGCCTTCGACACCAAGTGCGATCCAATCGCCCGCTGGCATATCAGCCACTTCTATCCAACGCTCGATGTCAGCAGCGGTCACACCAGGCTGTTCCCGTAGCCCGCTTGCGCTGACCATGGAAACCATGGGCACTCTGATGACGCCAGTGAACTCCATGTCCTTCCGCTCGCCAAAGAGTATCCAGCCCGGTTCGACGCCAAATGCTTTGCCATATCTCTCGGCTGCACCCTTCGAGATTTTCCGGTTGCCGTTCTCGTGGCTGATAAGCGTGTTTTGGTTGATCTCGCGGAACGCGCGAGCTGCATCGCTCGGGCTCTCAAAGCCAGCGTTGGCGCGCGCTTCCTGAAGGCGGTGCTTGGGCTCAATCTGCATGTCGTACAGACTGCCTCAAACCAATCGTCCAAGGTGTACGATTTTTCGCTTGTAGTTGCGTCGTACGTATTGTACGACGTGCAGCCATGGAACAGACACCGACCACGATTTCCGACCTTATCGCTAAGTGGGACACCATCGGCGACTTCGCTGTTGATGTCGGCTGTGGGTACGAGGCTGCCCGGCAAATGCGCCGACGCGAGAGCATCGCTCCCGAGCATTGGGGCAGGGTTGTTGATGCCAGCAAGAAGCGTGGCGTCTCCGGCGTGTCTTTCGAATGGCTCGCCAAACGTCGAGCATCCCAGCCGGAGCGAGCCGCATGAACATGATCGCCCCAATCAGCGCGGCTTCGGCGCGTCTCCCGCAGACCTACGAGAACGCAAAGAACGCTCTCGCCTCCTGTGCACAACTGGATGAATGCCAGTCGTGGGCCGACAAGGCCGCTGCTCTCGCGTCCTATGCCAAGCAGGCAAACGATGATGAGATGATGAAGATGGCGACCCGCATTCGGGACCGCGCCATCCGCCGCGCTGGGGAACTGCTCAAGCAGATCGAGCCAGCAAAGCCGGGACCGAAGCCCGAGATAGGTATGGGCGACCATACTCAATTGGGTAGGCAAGCGGCGGGCGAACAGGCTGGGCTTTCGAAGCACCAGCAAGTTCAGGCGATCCGCGTTGCCAACGTTCCCGACCAAGATTTCGAGCGCCAAGTTGAAAGCCAGAACCCGCCAACGGTCACGGCCCTTGCGGATCAAGGCAAGAAGGCCGCCCCGCGCCCCGTCATCGACTTGCAGGGCCGCGACCCCAACGAGTTCAACCGCTCTCTGCATTTCGTGGCTGAGTTCGAGGACTATGCGCGCGCCGTCGAGCGCTTTGACTTGGACCGCATTCTCCCCGGCTTGTGCAAGATCGAAGCCGTCCGCGTCCGCAATGCCATCGGCAAGATCGACGCCATCCACGACCGCATCATCACGAGGATTTAGAGCATGGACGACACCAGCATCACGTCGGAAATTCATCGCCTGATTGATGACAAGATCGCGTCGGGCGTTCTGGTCCAGACACACTGGATTGCGCACGAAGTCCTTGGGCAGCACGACGACATCGAAGGCGACGACGCCGACTGGTATCGCGTCTGCACCTTCAAGGAAGTGTGCCGGATCGCAAAGTCGGCCATCGGCAAGTACCGTTCCGATGAGGTCACCAACGATCAGCTTATCCTCCCGGGCTTTACGCATCTATGCAAAGCGTACCCGCTTTCGCGTGACGCCGAGCTCGTTCTGGTCCCTGTCGATCAGTGCACCGACGACGAGCTTCTGACCCGCGCCGCCGAACTGGACAAGATGGCGAAGGGCTGCGTTGCCCATGCTCGCGAGCTTCGCGAGTACGTCAACGCGCGCTGCCAGATGAGCATGGTGGCCTGACATGCTGCCGATAGTCGCCATTCCTCTTGCCAAGCGTCGGGGCGTCTTTGCGCCTTGCCGGTGGTGCGAAGGTGCCGTTGGCCGCATCGAAGATTGCCCCGCTGCGGGGCCGGTCAATGCTATCGGCCGGATGATCTGTGAAGCCTGCGGACGCCAGACCGGATGGGCCAACCATCGCGCCGTCCGTCGCGCTGAGCGTGTCTCGCTGTATCGCGCTCCCGCCTCCCAGCCTGAGGTCGCATCATGAGCGACTTCTTCAACCGTCGCGATCTCGTCGCGCGCAAGCCGCATCGTTGCGACCAGTGCCGCAAGATGATCCCTGTGGGAGAGCGCCACACCTATTCTGCGGGTCGCTTCGATGGTGATTTTCAGACCTCGCGCGAACACATCGAATGCCGTGAAGCCTGGATTGAACTGGCCCGGGTTCGCGAAGTCGATTGGTGGGATCCGCGACCGTTCCTGTTCGATGACGAACTTGAGCGCGAAGACCGCGAGTGGCTGAAATCGGCTCATCCGAGCGTTGCCTCGCGCCTTTTTGCCGCCCCGCCCGCCACCACCACCCAACCACAAGCGGTGTCATAGCCATGAGCGAGAAGAATATCCCCTCCGACATCCGCGAAGTAGCTGATCAGCTTGCCATCCGTCTGCGCTTTGATCTCGCGGGCATCAGCCGAGCGGCCGCAACCGTCTGGGCGACCGATGGTGCGATTGCCCGCGTCAACGACGCCTTCGCTGAAGCCATCCTCGCAGAACGCCAGAAGCATGAGCGCCCCGCATCTCCCGACCTCCAGGCAGAAGCCGAGCGCGTGTTCGCTGACGTGCAGCGCGAGGTGCTGCTTGAGGACGCCAAGGCGGTGATCGCCAAGGCTTTGCAGGCGGCAGAGCAGCGCGGCAAGGACACCGCCGGCGCGAAGTACCTCAACGTGATCACCGAGATTGACTGGCTGGAGGGCTACACCGGCGAACGCGCCTTCCACGCTAGCGCCATCAAAGCCGCGATCATCAAGCGCCTTTTGGCGGGGGCCTAACCCATGTCCGAAGCCACGCAAACCGTAGCCGCCAGCCAGCTTCAGCATATCCCAAACCTGGCCCGTCTTGGCCGGGAGAGATTTGATTACGATCCATCGACGGGCCTTTTGACCTGGCGAGATCCGGGCCCGGCTGCATTCCAAACCCTCAAGGGCTATCGCATCTTCAAGCGTAAGTTCGCGGGGAGACCTGCGGGTGCCATCAAGAAGTCCTCTGGGTATGTTCTGGTTTGCGTGCTTGGCCGGTCTATCCTCGCCCATCGGATTATCTGGGCGATGGTCCACGGCTACGACCCGATCGACTGCATTGATCATCGCGATCTGTGCAAATCCAACAACCGCATTGAAAACCTGCGGGAGGCTACCCGCAGTCAGAACAGCATGAACATCGCGTTGCGGGCTGACAATAGCTCCGGCGTCAAGGGAGTGCACTGGCATAAAGCCACGGGGAAATGGGCTGCTGCCATCCGCACAGGTGGTAAATCGAGCCACCTCGGCATTTTCCCGACGGTCGAAGAAGCTGCCGCTGCCCGGCAATATGCTGCGCGTCAGCTTCACGGCGAATTTGCGAGGGTTGCATAGATGCTCTCCTCCAAAGCCCTCAAAGACCTGTTCGCCGAAGCCCGCCCGATCATCGAGCGCCAGCTTGACGACGCCGAACTGATCGCTGGCCTGCGCGAAGTCGTCACTGCTCAAGGCGGTGATTGGTCCTCGCTCAAGGCTTTGCTCAAAGCGCAGATCCAGGACGAGCGCGACGAGGCAGGCGAAGGCAAGCGCGTCCGCAAGATCCTCGACAAGGCCGACTACTCCGCAGCCTACGCTGATCTGCTCGGGTTCAATATGAACGAGAATAATAATTCTGCCGACGAGTTCGACATCGAAACCGGCGAGTTCACCCATTCCGAACAGGCGCGTGCATCCTCCCGCGCGTCTCAGGCCGATCCAGTTCAATCCCTTGGTAACCGGGCTGGATCGGCCGACCAATTCAACGACACAGGTCCGCATGTCTTCTCCGATAGCGAGGTGACGCAATGACCGGGCTGGTGTCATTCGCTGGTTCTGATCGTTCTGAGCGCCAGCTCGCGGCCAAGCCAACAGTGCTATCTCGTATGCAGGTGATGTTCCGCGCCGGCGCCGACACGGCGGATATCGCCGAGGCGTTCAACCTGACGGAAGCCAACGTTTACAACCGTCTGGCTCGGGCGAGGGAACGCGCATGCTGATCGCGCTCGCCATCCTCATAGCCTTCTTCACCGGCCTCTATCTCGGCCGCATGGGAGAGCAGCGCACGCAGAACCGCTTCCGCCCGGTGCCGACAAGCATCCGCTGTCACGTCCGGTACATCGAAGGAACGCGGGCATGATGTTCCTGGCTGCATACCTGTACCTCGCCGGCGCACTCGCTGTGTATCTCTACATTGATGAGGCAGTCGGCGGCATCGAACGGTCCGTGCCGCTCTTCTCGCTGGTGATTATCATTTGGCCGGCCTTCCTGCCGATCATCGTTATCGCGGCTGTGATCCATGAGATCATCAAGCTGTGGCAACGGCGGGCTGTTCGATGACCGCCTCAATCGTGTTGCCACGGCCAGCGGTGTATTCTCTCAAGCGGGAAGCGCAGCACTACGCACTCAGCGCGCTCCCCGCTCTTGACGGCTTGATTGCCGCCATTCCTCTGCGCCTTCGCGCGAAATTCCGCCGGTTTTACGCCGGCACGCTTAGCCATTCGCCGCTGCACATCTTCCACAACGCCTGCGGTGATCTGGCCAATTTCCTGCACGTCTCTGTCTCCTTCGTCGCTCGCTTCCATGAGGTGAAACTTACGGAAGGAAACCGAGCATGTCCGACAAACGGAATGTCGCCCGCGACAATTCAAGTGGCACCAGAAACATGACTACCGCAGTGCATAGAGCCGGTTTTTACCTCAACGAGCTGACGAAGCTTCAGCATCGTGGTCGGGGCGATACCTGGAGCGCGGCCCGCGATCGGGCAGCGAAGAAGGCCGGCATTCCACAATCATACGCCAAGCGCATCTGGGACCGCATCGACACCATGACCGATGTGTCCGGGGAAGCCCTCTACCGGCTTTACCTCGAATACCAAGCCAGCTGCGAACACCACGAAAACAAGGCAGCGGAATACCGCGCCGAACGGGAGGCAATCCGCAATGCGATGGCTGAAAGCGGGGCTCGTCCGAGCCTTCGAGAGAGTGCTGCTCGCGATTGAGCGGTGGAAGTGGAGGAGAAGGCGATGACGGCATCAGCAAAAGGTCTTTTTCGCGCGACCGGCAAGACATCCAAGCCGGTCCCTGTGTTGATGCTTGACGGCAGCTATTCCAAGGCCGATTCCTTGGAGCGGGAAAAGAACGACTTCTACCCAACGCCGCCTGAGCCGACCCGCGCTTTTCTGCACGCCGAGATTGATCGCCTGCGCGACTTCGATGCGATCTGGGAGCCGGCGGCCGGTGACGGCGCCATGGCGCGCGAAATGGAATCGCTCGGGATGACCGTCCGCTGTTCGGACTTGGTTGACCGTGGATGCGAAGCCGACATCCGGTCGTTCTATGACTTTCCGATTCCCGCAGCGCCGGCGATCGTCACGAATCCACCGTTTGATCAGTGCGGCTGGGGCAATGGCAAGGCGCGTTGGCTGAAGCACGCGCTCGACACCCTCGACGTTGAATACATGGCGCTGCTGCTCAACTGGTCGTGGCCGGGCGCCGGAGGACTCGCCCCGTTCTGGGCTGAGCATCCTGCCTCGCGCGTTTACCTCATGCGCTGGAAGATCGACTTCACCGGGCAGGGCGCACCTCCCATGCTCAACGGCTGGTTTGTCTGGGACAAAGAGCACCGCGGCGAAACGATTCTGCGCATGCTTGATCGCAAGGACGCGCGTCAATCCGAACTGTTCGGAGCCGCCGCATGACCCGTCACCCCCTCCATAGCGCTTCATGGACGCTCATCATCGGCTTGGCTCTTACAGGCTTTGTGTCCTGGCTGTTCGGCTGGGTGTGCCTCCAAGGAGGTGCGCAGTGACCGACCGTCTCGCACACTCCCGCATGGTTGATGGCCTGAGCAAAGCGATTTGGTCAAAGGAGACGTGGATCAAGACGTTCTCGGTCGCTGATCGCGGACGGCCGGCACGCCCTGCGCACGAGATCGAGGACGCTCAAGAGCTTCTGGCCGTGTTTCGCCAAGCGTTCGCTGACTATTCCATCGCCGCCCGCCGTGAGGCTGAGAGGCAGGAGGCGGCATGAAGAACAAAGCCTCATTCTGGGAAGAGAGCAATGTACAGTGCGCGATTGTCTCGCACCTGCGCCGCTTCTTGCCATCAACGTATCGCGTTATCTCGATCCCTAATGGCCGGTTCAAGGCCGAGCCGCGCACCATCGAGCGTTTGAAGCGGGAAGGGCTCACGCCCGGCGCGCCAGATCTTCTGCTGCTGCGAAATGACGGATGGTTTGCGGCGATCGAGGTGAAGGCGAGCAAAGGCCGTTTGTCCCCTGAGCAGGTCGAGTGGAGCGAGTGGCTGACCGCTGGCGCTGCAGAGATGGCCGTTGTTCGCTCAGTGGATGAGGCTCTGGAGATTGTCGCCGGCTGGGGCGTGCCCCTGAAGGGGAGGATCGCCGCGTGAAGCCTGACACTCTTCGTAAGCTGTCTGCACTTGGCCTATCCGTCGAACAGATCGCCGGCGTTCTCGAAATCATGGAAGCCGAGGCTGAGCAGGGCAAGGAAAAGGCCCGCGCTCGCTGGCGGAAATGGAAGGAAGGGCAGGAGCCTAACGTTAGCAAACGTTTGCAAACGACTGCCAATGTTAGCAAACAACTCGTACGCGCAGAAGGTAGTTCTTCTAAGACAGAGATAACTGGACAGGTTGAAAAAGAAGATGCGGGCAAGCCGCGTCGGTTGTCGAAAAAAGAGCAGGACGTTGCAGAGTTCAGGGCCGAGTTCGAGCCTCACCTATCCGCCAAGCTCCTAGACGAACTGGTCAAGCAGCGCACCGCCCGCAATGCCACCTTGACGGGTTACGCCGGCCAGCTTCTCCTCAAAGCCTTTTCCCGGTGCGGGCTATCCCCGGCCGAAGGCGCTGACATGTGCGTCGAGCGCAACTGGACCACCATCAAACCAGACTGGATCGCCCAAAGCGGATCGACGCGCAGAGCGCCATCCGAACCCGATCTTTCTCACCCCGGCGCTTTCGCCGCCCACAAGCTGAAACTCAACGGAGAGAACCATGCTCCCGACTTTGCAACAGGACGTTTGGACCAAAGCGACCGCAGCCGAGATCGACCAGACCCTTATCTCGATGCGCTCCTTATCGGCAAGGCACACTGACGTACCGGCTTTGAGCAACGCGGCCTATCACGTCGGACTGTCAGGCGTGACGCGCTATGCCCTCTCGGAATGCGTCAAGGGCGTGTTCCAGAACAAGCTCGGACATCGGTACTTTCCAGATCCGCAAGAGATGCGCCGCCTTTGTGACCAAGCCATGCAGCCGCACGAACAACAGCGGGAGCGGGAACACCGTCAGCGCCGGCTGGAGCAGGAAGCGGCCCAACATCGGCCCAAGGCAACTGTGACGCCAGAAGCGCGGGCCCGGTCGCTCAAGCGCTACCAAGAATACTGCGCCACCTACGAAGCGGCCAAGAAGAAGGGCGACGATGCGGCCGAACGAGCCCGCATCCGCGCCGAGTACGGGCTGACTGATGACGCGCTTTCGCGGGTGCCGAATGCACCAAACTCATTTCGCCAGATCGGGAGCAACTGACATGGGATCGCCTCACTGGACGCCCGAAGAAACTGCGCTGATCGTCACGATGGCTGACGACGGGCTTAGCCGCGGTCAGATTGCGCGCAAGCTTGGTCGAAGCCGCAACTCTATCATCGGTCGGCTGCATCGTGCCCGTGCTAAGGAGAATTGTGACGAGTGGGGCGGCCCCTTGCCGGAAGCTCATGCGCGCCAAATGCGCGTTGCCGAGTCCGTCGCCCGCACGGTGCAGAAGGCGAAGTGGTCGGCGTCGTTTCATCGGACCATTGCCGAGCGGAATGCAGCCGATCCCGAGGTTCTGCCGCCGCTGCGTTTAGACAACGGGCGCGTGATCGATCGCGCCGGCATCTCCATGCCCTTCGTCTCGATCCAATGGCCAGGCTACGAGATTATCCCTCAAGGCGAGGTGGCATGATCACCTCTCGCGATATTGCCGAACGCCTGGCGCTGATCCGCCTTGCCATCGCCACCATTTACCACGGCATGGTGCAGAATGACCGCGAGCGTATCGCCGTTCTCGCCATGCTGGAAGAAGCGCAGGATCACGAGCTCCACAAGCTGCCCCGCGAGAACCGGGAGACGGCTCGCCGGTATGCGCACAAGACGGCAGAGGTAATCCTGGCACCCTGCATTGACCAAGGCATGTCGTGCGCCAAGTTTGGCCTCGCCTTGTTCTACGCCATCGGGGAGCTGATCGACGCCGGCCTGTACGACATCGAGAGCAACCCCGCTTTCGACAAGGCCATGTCGGCGATCATCAGCGAGGACGGCACGGTCACTGAGTTCGCCAACATTCCGCGCCTGGACAAGTCAGCGCAGAAGCACGCGCGTCGGATCGTCATCGCGCTCAACAGCCTTGGGTATTTCGTGAAGCGGAGGGAGCAGGCAGCGTGAGCTATCCCTACGTCTACTTCTGGAACCGCCTAGGCCGAAAAGGCCAGCGCTGCGCTCTCACTGCGAGAGGGAAGATGAACAGCATCCGCGTCGAGTTCGAGGATGGTTTTGTCATGATCACGAGCGGCAATTCCATCCGGAAGGCGAAGCCATGAACGGCACCTCACGCCCCGCCTTCGCTGTGCCTGATCTGGCGGGGTGGAAGGAGCACGGCGGCGATAGCTGGCCGGATTGCCTGCCCGCCGATCTTATCGAGGTCGAGCGCCGCAACGGCTACGGCCATACGGACCACGCCTGCGGCTTCCAGTGGCTCAGCAGCGGCAGCCCCTACGACATCATCCGCTACAGAAAGGTGGCATCATGACCAGCCAAGAGCCATCCGAAGATATGGTGCGGCACGTCTCCAAGGCCGTGCAATCCGAGTGCAGCCGGTGGCCAGATCACCTTCCTCAGCAGCTCAACCCTGTTCTAGTTGAGGAAATCGCAAAGCGCTGCATTACGGCAGTTCGGTTCTACGAGGGGAGCAAGCGATGAAGCCTTACCTCAGTGCCGACAAGTTCTGGTACGTGATCCGCACCAACATCAAGGGCGAAGACAAGGCCATGCGCAACCTCAGCATGGCTGGGTACGAGGTCTATTACCCGCGCAAGCGCATCGAGATCAAACACAAGCGCACCAACGTTTACAGCGTCAAGGAACAGCCGCTGATGATGCGCTACCTGTTCGTAGCCCAACCTGAGCGAAACGCAGACTGGTATACTTTGCGCGCCTGTGAGGGTGTGGAAGGCGTGCTTGGCATCGACGGGCCGATGCGCGTGCCGTTTCGGGTCGTGAGCCAAATCTACGATGCCGAGTTCGATATGCAGTTCGATGATACCCGAGCCGCTCGCATCCACCGCAAGGAAGAGGCCAAGACCAAGAAGGAAACAACGGCGATGAAATTCCAGCCCGGCCTGCTTGTCCACGCCGGCCAAGGCCCCTTCGATCATTACGGACATGTGCAGGGCGTGACGAATAAGGGAACCGTCCAGGTCCTTTTCACCATGTTCGGTTCGATGATGACTGTGGAATTCCAGCCCGAGTATCTTGCGGTAGCCTGATACCTCTTGAACTTTGCGGCTGGATGGGCCATTATCCATCTCGGATGATTTGGTGTTCAGATGCGGACCTACATCTGTAGGGAATACTCGCCGGCCAAACCCAGCTTCCGCACCCTGCGTTGAGGCTCATGGATGTTTATCGCCATTTTCGCCAGCGCTGATAGCGCGGCAACAAGAATGCGAGGTCTCCAAGTGGGCGAGGTTCTGGGAGAGATCATTCTGGCTGCTATCGTTGTTGCGGTAGTATCAGATTGGGTCTTCATGGCGTTCGGGTACTAACAATCCCGTGGAGCGTGTACGTATTGTATTCTGGTAAGATAATGCGAGACCGAGTGTGCGGTGCTGCCCTGGGATAGCAGCGGCGTTCTCAACCGCACACGTTCAAGTGGCCCAGCAGGGTCTCGCATACCAATCAGGACGGCGGCGTTGCCGAGCGGACGAACCTCGATTGATCTGAGGACCCCGCGTCGAAAGCTGGTGGTTGCGTCCCAGCCCGTTCCTGAGCCCATTTCGGAGCTTCCCCCATGCACCTCACCATAGACCAAGAGCGCATGTCGGACTTCTTTCTGAAGCACCACATCCGCGGCCTGCCTCGTGATGTCGTGGTCCACGAGCTGGGCGCCGATCATGGCGACCCGCACGACCATCCCTTCGCGTTCAATAGCTTCGTGGCAGTTGGCGGCTACACGGAAGAAGTGTTCGACATCGCGACCGGCGAAAGCCGTTTCGTTCGCCACGACACCTTCGACAGCTTCCGCATTGAGGCGGGTCACGTTCACCGCGTGGTGCAGGTCGATCCCGAGACGGTTACCTTCATCATGCCGCACGGTCACGAGCGCAAGTCCGGGTTCTACACCTGGCGCGACGGCCAAGCTTACCATCGCTTCCACGATCAGCCCGACTTCACGCCCATCAAGGCTGCAGGGCAGGACGAGAACAGGGCGGCATGAGCGGCCACCTGATCGTCATCGCAGGACCAGCAAACACCGGCAAGATGCCGTTGGCTCGCGACCTTATGGAGCGTAACCCCCAACTGGTCTGCGTCCACCGCGATACGATCAGAGACAGCTTGGTCGCCAAGGTAGACGAAGGGGTAATCACCCGCATCATGGGCGACACGGCCCGCCAGCTTATCCGCGCGGGCTACCCCGTCGTTGCCGTTGCATGGAACATGGAACAAGGCGATCGCCTCATGTGGGAGTGGATCGCCGCCGATGCTGGTGTTCCTGTGCTCTGGCTGGATGTGCGGCATCCGAACGTGGAAGCAATGATCCCGCCGATGCCAGATGCAAACCACCAGTTGCATAAAGCCGCATAAGGGTGACCTCATCCACGGGGTTTATACAACCGTGAGGCGAGAATGCCGGTAAGACCACCGCTTCACCGCCCCTCAGGACAGCGCACCAAGCGGGAAGCTAACCGCGATTACGACAAGAAGCGCACAACCGAACAGGCATGGCGCCGTTGGTATTGGACATCTGCGTGGCGCAAGATCGCAAAGGCGCAGCTTACTCAGCACCCACTATGTGCCGAATGCGAGAAGAAGGGCCGGGTAGTCGCAGCAACCCTTTGCGACCACGTAGAGCCGCATCGTGGTGATCCCGGTCTCTTCTGGCATGGCGAGCGACAAAGCCTCTGTGTGACCTGCCATTCCAGCGCCAAGCAGCGTGAGGAGGCCGTGGGGGTGGGGTGAAAACTCTGGAGCTCTCTCCATGAGCACCGGTGGCCAAATGAAAAACTTATGCGTGCATAATTGGAGGGTAAAATGCCCGCTGGTCGCCCTCGCAAACCTACGCACCTGAAAGTGGTCTCTGGCACGGCGCAGAAATGCCGCCTCAACCCAGATGAACCGAACGCCACGAAGGGCACCCCGCAGGCTCCAAACTGGTTGAGCAAGCGCGCCACGGAGCTGTTTTACGAGACATGCGCCTCGATGGAAGCGATGGGAACGCTGAGCCTGGAGTGGGGCAACGTCATCGCTGACTACGCCTCGTGCGTCGAGGAAGTCGAGATCACCACCGGCATCATCGAAGACATCGGCAGGACCTACACCACAACCACAGCGACAGGCGACACGATGTTCCGCCCGCGTCCCGAGGTCGCCATGCGGTCGGACGCGATGAAGCGGGCACAGTCCTTGCGTGCTGAACTTGGACTCGGACCGGCGGCGAAATCACGGGTCGGTGCCTCCAAAAAGATCGAGGCAAACCCGTTCGCGGCCCTTGGCTGAGAGCCGCACGGAATGATCCATGAAGCATCCGCACGTCGAGAAGGCGAACCGCTACGCGCGTGACGTGGTTGCCGGCAAGATCATCGCTTGCAAATGGGTGCGTCTGGCGTGCCAGCGCCACCTAGACGAATTGGCAAAGCAGAAGGACAAGAGCTTCCCCTATCGGTTCGACCCGGCCAAGGCTGAGAAGGTCTGCCAGTTCATCGAGCTTCTGCCTCACTCGAAAGGCGAATGGGCGCGCAAAGCCGAGACGATCAAGCTGGAGCCGTGGCAGTGCTTCAAGACGGCTGCGATCTTCGGCTGGGTGCGCAAGCGTGACGGGCTGCGTCGCTTCCGGCGCGTGCTGATCCTGGAGCCGCGCAAGAACGCGAAGTCCACATGGGCGGCCGGCGTCGGGCTCTACATGCTCACGGCAGACGGGGAACACGGCGCAGAGGTTTATTCCGGGGCCACCACGGAACGACAAGCATGGGAGGTGTTCGGTCCGGCCCGCTTGATGGCGCAGCGAACGCCCGCTCTGCAGTCTGCCTTCGGCCTGTCGGTCAATGCGCAGAACCTGCACATTCTCGGCAACGGGTCGAAGTTCGAGCCGGTGATCGGCAAGCCTGGTGACGGTTCGTCGCCGACATGCGCGATCATTGACGAATACCACGAGCACGACACTGACGTGCAGGTGGACACGATGGAAACGGGCATGGGCGCCCGCGAGCAGCCCTTGCTTTTGATCATCACCACGGCCGGCGACAATCTGGCAGGGCCGTGTTTCGCGGCCATGGAAGACGCGCAGAAGGTTCTTGAAGGGCTGGTCGAGAACGACGAGCTGTTTGCTCTGATCTATACCGTCGATCCCGAGGACGATTGGACCTCTGAAGCGGCATTGCAAAAGGCCAATCCGAACCTGGACGTGTCGGTGAAGGGCGAGTTCCTTCGGGCGCGCCAGCGGGACGCGATCAACAACCCACGCAAGGTCGGCATCTTCAAGACCAAGCACCTCAATCTGTGGGTTCAGGCGAGGGATGCTTACTTCAACATCCAGCGCTGGAACGAGAGCGCGGATCCGAGCCTGAAGATCGAAGACTTTGTCGGGCAACCGTGCCGCATCGGCGTGGACTTGGCATCCACCATCGACATCGCGGCGGTTGAGATCACGTTCAGACACGGCGATGGTTTCGCTCGCTTCGGTCGCTACTATCTGCCGGAAGCGACAATCGAGCAGGGCGAGAACGAACACTATCGGGGCTGGCAGAAAGCCGGGTGGATCACCCAGACCGATGGCGACATGATCGACTATGTGACGATCCGCGATGATCTGCTGAAGGTCGTGGCTGATTACCAAGTCGAGGAAGTCGCCTTCGACCCCCACCAGGCGATGATGATGATGTCGGAGCTTTCGCAAGAAGGTGTGCCGACGATTGAGGTTCGTCCGCTGGTGCTGAACTTCTCGCCGGCAATGAAGCAGATGGACGGGCTGATCCGGTCGCGGAAGATCGCGCACAACGGCGATCCCGTTTTCACATGGATGCTGTCCAACGTGGTCGCGAAAGCCGACGCGAAAGACAACGTCTACCCCCGCAAGAACCGGCCTGAAAACAAGATTGACGGCCCGGTTGCGCACATGATGGCGCAGGCGCGGTGGTTGGCGGCTGAGGAGGTCGGAATGAACTGGTCTGACATCTTCGCAAACGTCGTGAGCGCTTAATGGGGATTTGGGACCTGGGGCGCCGTCTTATGGGCAAGCGGCTCACGGCGCGCGATAGCCAGCTATACGAATACCTTGGCGGTGGCGAGACGTGGGCGGGCGAGCCTGTCACCACGCGCGGCGCGCTGAACCTGTCGGCGTTCTGGGCCGGCACGCGCATCACCGCTGAGACCGTTGCAAGCTTGTCGCTGGACGTGCTTGAGAAACGCTCGGACGGCGTGAAGGTGCGCGTCAGCGGTCACGAGCTCGAAGGCCTGCTTGATGAAAGCCCGAATGCGGATCAGACCGCGATAGAGTTCTGGGAAGAGCGCGTCCTTGGGCTTTGCACTACGGGCAACGCCTTCGCTGAGAAGGCCTATGTCGGCAAGAAGCTCGTCGCCTTGAACTCGATGCCTGCTGACACTGCGGTTGTCCGCAACAACAGCGGCAATCTGGAATATCGCTTCCAGGATCGCGGTAAGGAAACCACCCTGCCAGCCGACAAGGTGTTTCACCTCAAGGCATTCGGTGAGGGCGATGTTGGCTTTTCTCCGGTGGAATATGCCCGGCAGACGCTCAGCTTGACGATCGCCACTGAGAAGATGGCAGGCCAGGCCTTCTCGAAGGGCCTTCGGTCCAAGGGCTTTTTCTCGATGCCGGCCGGTCAAAAACTTACACCAGAACAACGCGAGGATGCACGCAAGCGGTTCGTTGAGGCCAACAGCGGCGCAAATGCTCCGTGGGCGATGGTGCTGGAAGGTGGCATGGACTTCAAGGCGATCAGCCTTTCGATGCGTGACGCCGAAATGATCCTCAACCGCCGGTTCAACGTCGAGGACGTTTGCCGCTGGCTTGGCATCCCGCCCATCCTCGTCGGCCACGCGGCCGAAGGTCAAACCATGTGGGGAACCGGCGTTTCTGCGATCATGCAGAACTGGCTCAACCTCAGCTTGCGCAACCGTCTGAAGCGGATTGAGCAGGCCATCGCCAAGCGGATTATGACCCCCGAGGAGCGTCGTCGTTTCTCGGTGAAGTTCAACTACGAGGACCTGCTGCGCACCGACACCGAGGGCCGATACAAAGCCTATGAAGTCGCGATCCGCGCGGGCTTCAAGACCATCAACCAGGTGCGCCGCCTTGAGGGCGATGAGCCCGTTTCCGGCGGTGATGAAATCCGCACGCAGATGCAGAACGTGCCGATCGATCAGGCCGATGCGGCGGCACAGGAGAAACAGCCATGAGCCTTCGCCCGCTTCCAGACCTTCGTGCGCCGGAGGCCGTTCGGTGTTCAACCGTGCTTTCCGATCGTGCTGTCAAGGCATGGTCTCCGATTGAACCTCCGAAGGCCTTTGCCGCCGATGGCTCTGACGTGATCAGCATTCTTGATCCCATCGGCTACGACTTCTGGACCGATGAAGGCGTGACAGCCAAGCGCATCGGCGCCGCGCTGCGCAACATCGGTGCCAAACCAGTCACGGTTCAGATCAACAGCCCAGGCGGCGACTTCTTTGAGGGCGTCACCATCTACAATCAGCTGCGCCAGCATCCCGCGAAGGTTACGGTTCAGATCCTTGGCATCGCCGCGTCGGCCGCTTCCGTCATTGCAATGGCCGGCGACGAGATCCAGATCGCGAAGCTCGGCTTCATGATGATCCACAACACGCAGTGGGTGGCATCAGGCGATCGTCACGCCATGAAAGAAACCCACGACATCATGGCCGTCTTTGACCAGGCGGCTGCCGAGCTTTACGCCGAGCGCGCCGAGGAAGATGTCGCCGCGATCGCCGCGATGCTGGATGCCGAAACATGGCTTGCGGGCACCGCTGCGGTTGAGCGCGGCTTCGCAGATGCCGTGATCGATTTTGAAGCGACCGAGGCCGGCGCGCGCAATGAAGCGCCCGCCCTCTACCGACTTGAAGCTGCGTTGACTGCCGGCCGGCCTCTGCCGCGTTCCGAGCGCCGCAAGCTGATGAAAGAACTCTCCGAGGGCAAGCCGGGCGCTGCTTTCGGAACTGCCATGCCGGGCGCTGGCGAAGCCGCTGTCGAGGACAGCACTCCCCTGACACTCGCACTGGCGCGATTGAAACTCGCGCGGGCGTAAGCACGGAAACATCATCATGTCTAAGACGACCCAGGAGCTCCTTTCGGAGGTCTCCAACGAACTCGTGCGCGTTTCTTCGGACTTCTCGAAGAAGGCGGAAGATTGCCTTGCCGAGGTGAAGAACGCCGGCAAGCTGTCGGAGAACACCAAGGCCGAAGTCGATAAGCTGGCCACGACGCACAACGCGTTGGCGGGAAGCGTGGAAGCCCTGACGGCCCGCCTTGGCGAAGTCGAGCAGAACAGCGCGCGCCGTCGCGGCGAAGGTGCTGACCGTCCGAAGTCCTTCGGGCAGCAGGTGGTCGAAGGCGAAGCGCTCAAGGGCGTCACGTCGAGCATCGGTCGCGGCAAGAGCATCAGCGTCCCGGTGAAGAACGTCACCACGTCGGTGGATATCGCCGAGGGTGTGGTTGAACCCCAGCGGCTGCCGGGCATCGACGTTGCACCCAAGCAGCGCCTGTTCATCCGCGATCTGATTGCTCCGGGCCGTACCACGTCCCCCGCCATCTTCTGGGTGCAGCAGACCGGGTTCACGAACGCTGCTGCCGTGATCGCCACGGAAGGCACGGCCAAGCCATACTCCGACATCGAGTTCGCCACCAAGATCACGCCGGTCGCCACGCTCGCGCATATGTTCAAGGCGTCGAAGCAGATCCTCGATGACTTCGCGCAGCTCCAGTCGATGATCGACGCGGAAATGCGCTACGGTCTGAAGTACGTCGAAGAGCAGGAAATCCTCTTCGGCACCGGTGTGGGCGGCCATCTGGAGGGCATCGTCCCCCAGGCGACCGCGTATGATCCGGCGTTCACCGTCGATGCGCAGACGCCGATCGATGACCTCCGCCTTGCGATGTTGCAGTCGCAGTTGGCTCGCCTGCCGGCGACTGGCTTCGTCCTGCACTTCATCGATTGGGCGAAGATCGAACTGACCAAGGATACCCTTGGCCGGTACATCATCGGCAATCCGCAGTCTCTCGCCGGCCCGACCCTCTGGGGCTTGCCTGTCGTGGCAACGGAAGCACCCGAGTTCGAGGGCGAGTTCCTGACCGGCGCCTTCCAGACTGCGGCTCAGATCTTCGACCGTGAAGACGCGAACGTGGTGGTTTCGACCGAAAACGTCGATGACTTCGAGAAGAACTTGGTCAGCATCCGCTGCGAGGAGCGCCTGGCGCTCGCCGTCAAGCGGCCAGAAGCGTTCGTCACCGGCCCCTTCACCGTTCCCACCCCCTAACAGCATCGGCCGCCCTGGGCATCTGGGGCGGCCTTTCTCTCAATTGAGGAGACGGCAATGGACCTGAAAGCATTGCGAACCTTCCGGTTCGGCAACACCAATATTCGTCGCGGTGGCAAGGTCGAGATGACTGACGCCCGCGCCAAGGAACATATCACGCGCGGCTTGGTCGAAGAGATCAAGGCACCGGCTCCCAAGCCGAAGCCGAAGGCTGACGATAAGCCGAAGGACTGATCATGCGCGTCGTCGTCATCACGCCTCCTGATCCTATCGTCTCATGGGAAGAGGCCAAGGCGCATCTGCGTCTCGATACGGATGACGAGCAAGCCTATGTCGTCGCGCTGATCGCGGCGGCTCAGCAATGGATCGACGGGCCGGGCGGATGGCTTGGCCGGTGTGTCGGCGTGCAGACGCTGGAACTTCGAGCGCAAACAAACTCGTTCAACTGCATCCAGCTTCCTTACCCGCCTGTGGTCGAGGTTGAGGAAGCCACGATCGACGGCGAACCCTTGGTGGTCGCAGAGCGCGTTGACGGCCTGTTCTCTATCGTCAGCTCGTCGGCCGCTATGTTTGGCCCGCTTATCGTGCGCTACCGCGCCGGCTACGAGACAATCCCAGCGCCGATCAAGCAGGCGATCCTATTGCTCGTCGGCCAGTGGTATTCCTTCCGCTCCAATGTGGCAGAAGACGGCGCACCCGCTGAAATCCCAATGGCGGTCGAGGCGCTGCTTTCAACTTATCGCGTGTGGCTATGAAGCCGCTCAACATCGGCCGCATGGACCGGCGTATCACCCTGCAGATGGATGGCGTGCAAATCGGCACCGATCCATTCAACGATCCAATCTTGGGCGAACCCCTGAACTTAACCGTCTGGGCCTCGAAAGAGGACATCAAGGACGGCGAGCGTTATGCGGCGCAGGAGGTTGGTGCCGAGGTGACGACACGCTTCCGTATTCGATGGTCGGATGCCGTCAAGAACTTCGACCCTCGCGGCCGGGTGCTGTTCGATGGTCGGACTTACTCGATTTCTGCCGTGAAGGAGCTTGGCCGCCGAGAAGGCCTCGAAATCACCGCTGCGGCGCGCGCGGAGCGCGTCTGATGGCGAAGACCACAGTCAGCGTTGACGGTCTCAAGGAATTGGATATCGCGCTCGGCGAACTTCCGAAGGCGACCGCAAAAGGCGTTTTGCGGCGCGTTCTGCGCATGGCAGCGCAGCCGGTAGCAAACGATTACGCCTCGTCTGTGCGCGTTGATCAGGGCGAGCTTCGCGACAGTGCTGGTGTCGGAACCAAGCTGACCCGCAGGCAGCAGTCAGCCCACCGCAAGATGTTCAGGAACGACAAGGCCAGCGTTGAGATGTTCGTCGGTGCCGGCGGTCTTGCCCAGGCGATCACCGAAGAGTTCGGCACCATCGACCAATCTCCGCACCCGGCTTTGCGCCCCGCGTGGGACAGCAACAAGGACGCGGTGCTCAACACCATCAAGACCGAGCTTGGCGCCGAGATCACCAAGGCTGCCGCGCGTCTGGCACGCAAGCAGGCGCGATTGCTGAAAGGTTGAGCCGTGGAAGAAAGCCTTGTCGCGCTTCTCCTGGCTGATGCCGGGCTGGAAGCGCTTGTCACCAACCGCATCAACTGGAACGTGAAGCCGCAGGCCTCGGGCTTGCCGGCGATCATCCTTACGGAAGCCAGCGGCACGCCGGACTATCATGCTCAAGGGCCGTCGGGGCTCGTTGAAAGCCGGGTTCAGGTTGATGTCTGGGGCAAAACCTACGGGCAGATGAAAACCGTTGCCCGCGCGGTTGAGGCACGCCTTTCGGGTATGCGCGAAATTTCAGGCGGCACACAGTTTCAGGGGGCGTTCCTGCAAAGCAGTCGAGCGTCCTTCGAGGAAGGTTCGGGCGGTGTGCAGATGCACCGAAGCTCGATGGATTTCATGGTTCATCATCGAAAGGTTCAAGGCAATGGCTGAGCACGAATCCCAGGCAATGATCGGCTACGGCATGATCTTCGCCTGTTCCGCTGATGGCGGAACAACATACGTTGACGTGGCGGAGGTCTATGACATCACGCCGCCGAGCGAGGCGACCGAAACGGTGGATGTCACCCACTCGCAGTCGCCCGGTCGCTACCGCGAATTCATCGAGGCGCTGATCGACGGCGGCGAATGCACGTTTTCGATGAACTTCGTTCCAGGCTCTGCTTCGGACAAGCTCATTCGCGCGCAACGCGGTCAAGGGCGTATCCCTTGCCGGATTACGTTCCCGAACGGTGTTGAATGGCGCTTCAAGGGCGTGCGCACCGGCTATCAGCCGGCGGCCCCGCTCGATGACAAGATGACTGCAGATGTGACCTACAAGATCAGCGGCCCGACGTTGGTTGACGACGAGGAGCCCGCGAATGGCTAACCCGATCAAGGGAGAAGTCGCCTTCACCGCCAATGGCGCCGAATACACGCTCCTCTTCGACTTCAACGCGCTTTGCGAGATCGAGGAGGAGTTCGGTGTCAGCGTCACCGCGATTGGCGACCTTCTTGCCGGCGACAACGTGAAGGTGACCGACATCCGCCGCATGTTCCGCATCGGCCTCCTTCGCCACCACGAAGGTGCAACGCTTGAAGAAACTGGCGATATCATCACCGAAGTTGGGCCTGCCAAGGCCGGCGCGCTAATCCAAGAAGCGTTCACCAAGGCGTTTCCTGCGGAGGTTGCCGACAAGGGCACCAGCCGCCCCCGGAAGCGGTAGAGCCCTGGAACTTTCTCGGGCTCTACGGAACATGGTGCGGTGAGTTCGGCATGCCGCCGGACGACTTCTGGAAGCAGACACCGCGCCTTATCCTGGCGATCACGGAAGCGAAGATCAGAGACCGCAAGCGCGCTCAAACTGACAACGCCGTCCTCGCCTATCAGACCGCCCGCCTCGGGCGCATCGACAAATTCCCACAGTTCAAGACGGTGCTGAAAGACTTCCTTCCCTCGGATGCGAAGTCCTCGCGAACGGAACCCCTGCCTTGGCAGAAGGGTCTCGAAATCGCGCGGCAATGGATGGCGGCACTCGCGAGGTAAAGCATGGCTGGTAATGCCGTCATCGGGGCGCTTCGCGTTAACCTCGGGATTGACACAGCGCAGTTCTCCGAAGGGCTGCAAAAGGCGCAGTCGTCGCTGTCCAAGGTCGGCGCGATGATGAAGACGGCCTTCGTCGCGGCAGCTGCTGCCGCTGCCGCTGCAATCGCCGGCATTGGCTTGGCCTTGAAGGGCATGATCAACGATGCCGACGATATGTCGAAGGCAGCATCCAAGATCGGCATCCCTATCGAGGAGCTTTCGAAGCTGCGCTACGCTGCGGATATGTCCGGCGTCTCAATGGAGGGGCTGCAGACGGGCGTCCGTAAACTGTCTCAGGGCATGCTTGCTTTCGTGCAGAAAGGCACGGGCCCGGCTGCGGATGCCTTCAAGCGGCTGGGTATCGAGGTCAAGAACTCGGATGGCTCGCTCCGTTCGTCAACGGACGTAATGGGCCAGATCGCCGATCGCTTCGCGGCGATGCCGGACGGTGTGCAAAAAACCGCGCTTGCGGTGCAACTGTTCGGCAAGGCAGGCACCGACATGATCCCGATGCTGAACGGCGGTTCGGCGGCGCTCAAGCAGATGACCGACGAAGCCGAGCAGTTCGGCCTGGTCATCAGCGAGGAAACAGGCAAGCGAGCGGAAGCTTTCAACGACAACCTGTCGCGTCTCAGTTACGCAGGGCAGGGTCTCACAACCATGCTCATGGCGGCGTTGTTGCCGGCATTGGTTACGATCACGGATGGCATTGTTGCCGCCGTAAAAGGCCTCGGCAGCATGCTCGAATATCTGCCGGTGGTCGCGGAATATGCTGCGGTGGCGGGTAGCGCTCTGGGCCTGATGATGAGCCCGATGATCATCAGCGGCATCTTGGCCGGCGCGCAGGCGATCGGCGTTGTGCTTGTTGGGGCGATCCACACAGTAACCGCTGCGATGGCAGCGAACCCCCTCGGCGCGCTTGTTGTCGGCATCACCCTCGCAATTACGGCGGCCTACCATTTCCGCGACGAAATTAGCCAAGCCATCGGCGTCGATGTTGTCCAGGTCACGAAGGACGCGGCGAACGCAACCATCGGCGCCTTCGTTGGTGCCTATGAAGGCATCAAGGCAGCTTGGTCAGGCTTGCCATCAGCTCTCGGCGCGATCGTCATTGGCACGGCAAACACCGTGATCAAGGGCATGGAAAGCATGGTCAACCGTGCTGTCGAGAAGATCAACGGCTTCATCCAGACGGTGAACACCCTTGTTGCCTCGCTGCCATTCGGCGCGGGAGAGGGCATCCAGATCGGCGCGGTTGGAGCCGTGGACTTCGGCGAGATCACGAACGTCTATGCGGCGAAGGCCAAGGAAGCAGCGGACGCCTTCAACGGCGCGTTTGCTGCGGCCCAGAAGGATTACTTTGCGGGCTCTGGTGGCGAGGCAATCGCCACGGGGCTACGCAGCGCAACCGACGCAGCTGACGACCTTTCAAACGCACTGGCTGGTGGAAGCGGCGGTGGCGGAGGAAAGAAGGGCAAGGGCAAAAAGGCCGGCGTTTCGGATGCTGCCAAAGCGGCAAAGAAGTCGCTTGAGGATATGAACGCCGAAGGCAAGCGCATCTTCGAGCAGACGCGAACACCGGCCGAACAGCTTCAAGCGCGTCTGGATCGTCTCAGCGAGTTGCTGAAGTCCGGCGCGATCGATTGGGAAACCTACAGCCGCGCCGTGAAGATGGCGCAGGAAGACATGGCCGGTGCCGGCAAAGGCATGACCACCCTGGGCGACATCGGCGAGACGATAGGGCAATCAATCAGCGGTGCCTTCCAAGGTCTTGTGGACGGCTCAAAGAAAATCAAAGACGTGCTGCTCGATCTGACAGGCCAGCTTTCATCCATGCTTTTGAACAACGGCTTCAAGTCGCTGTTCAGCGGGTTGGGCGGCGGCGGTGGGTTTCTCGGGAGCCTGTTCGGCGGAGGCTTCAAGTCAACGCCGGGCGGCTTTGGTGCAATGCTCGGCCTGCCCGGCTTCGCCAACGGCGGTTCGTTCAACGTCGGAGGCTCAGGCGGCATCGACAGCCAGCTAGTCGCCTTCCGTGCCAGCCCGAGCGAGAACGTCAGCATCACCAAGCCGGGGCAGGAACGCTCAGGCGGGGCAATGGCGGTTCATGTCGTGCCGTCACCCTACTTTGACGTGCATGTTGAGCGGATCGCCGACAACACTGCGCAAACCCGCGTTGCACAGGGCCAGCAGCAGGCACAGCGCACGTTCCCCGGCATGCAGGCCGATCGTACCCGGAGGTATGGCTGATGGCGCTGGGATGGCCCGAATGGCTCGTGCCGCGTCACATGAGCTGGCACATCGAGAATGCAAGCCGGTCGGGTGGTGTCGCTACCAACGGTCAGGAACAGGTCATCGGCTCGATGTCGGGCCGATGGGTTGTCAGTTTGTTGGAATGCCCGGTTCGCACAGATGACGAGGTGCTTGGCTTCCGCGCGCTGATGACCTCCTTGCGCGGGCGCAGCGGCACGATCGTGGTTCCGGCTTTTGACCGCCAGCCCCGGCAGAACTGGCCGGTTGATCCTTATGATCGCGTGTTGTCGCCTGAGAACGTGCGCCGGACACGGTTGGACGGCACGATCTATCAAGATCCCCGCATTCCCGCGCAAAGCCAGATCACGGCAACCTTCACGGCAGCGGCGGCCCGGCGCGCGACAACGGTCTCGCTGGCGGTCACGGCCGGCGCGCCCATCAAGGTCGGGCAATACTTCTCGCCGCGTTTGGGCAAGATGCACATGATCACCGAAGCCCTTGGCGGCAATCAGTACCGCATCGAGCCGCCATTGCGATTGCCTGAGGCATCAGGTGCGCCGATCGACCTTGTGAACCCATCCTGCGAGATGCGCCTTGCGGACGATGATGCGGGGCGGATTGAGCTTCAGTATGGCCGATATGGCTTTGTGACGCTTAACCTGGTTGAGGCGTTCTGATGGCCAACTTCACCCTTGTTCAGCAAGCAGCGGCGGCAGGGCGCGAGCTCGCCCTTGAAGCCTTGGTGGAGTTCTACTTTTCGTCGGGCACGATGCGGCTTTGGTCGGGTTCGGGCTTTCTTGACTTCGATGGTGTTGAGTGGACCGGCTCGGGCGTGCTTGGCTCGATCTCCGCTCTGCCGTTCGGGGAGAACGACTCGGCCGACAAAGTTACCTTCCAGCTGTCCGGTGTGAACCCGCAGCTGGTGCAACAGGTCAGCCAAGGCGAGCCTGTTCAAGATCGTGACGTGGCGATCTACGGGCTGTTCTTCGATCTTGCGACTTCGCAGCCGCTCGGCGGCAAGTTCTTCATCCGCACCATGATCATGGACAAGCCTAGCTACTCGGCAAAGGGGCCCTCCGAGCGCGCCATCCAGCTTTCATCAGAAACGATCTGGACAGCCCGCAACCTGGCATCCTTCGCCGTCTGGTCTGACCGCGACCAGCAAACGCGCTACCCGGGCGATCGTGGATGCCAGTTCATCCCAAGCCTGAAGTCCAAAGAAATCCCGTGGCCGATCTTCTCCTAGAGGATGATCTGTCGCGTTTCATTCGCGCGGCAACGGAACGCTCAATCTGCTGGGGCGAATGGGATTGCCTGATGTTCGTGGCCTCTTGGGTGCGCGAGCGGCGCGGCGATGATCCGGCGCAGCCTTGGCGCGGGCGCTACCGCAGCGAGTTCGGCGCGGCCCGCATGATGCTGGAACAAGGTGGCATGGTCCCGCTCATGGCTCTCGGCCTCGGCGCAATAGGCATGCAGCGAACCAACGATCCGAAGCGCGGCGACGTGGCCGTGGTGAATGGTGCCGAAGGCGAGACGGGAGCGATCATCTTGGGCGTCAATTCCGCTTCCATTGGCCATCGTGGCCTGTTCGTGCGCCGTGCGCCCATCGTGGCAGCCTGGAGCGTCTGATGCCTCCAGTAGGTGCTTTCCTTGCCGCAGCCGCAACATCGATCGGCGCGGCCGCAACGGCTGCCGGCACGTTCCTGGCATCAACAGCAATCGGGCAAGCGGTCGGGTCGATCGCTCTGTCGCTTGGCTTGTCCTATGTGCAGTCGATCCTCAACCGGCCAAAGCAGCAGAAGCCTAGCGACGGGCAGCAGGAATATCGGCAGGCCATCCCGAACCGCACATGGGTCTATGGCCGGATGAAGGTCTCCGGTGCGTATGCGTTCTGGGAGAGCCGAAACAGTTCCGCCTATAAGGTTGTGCTTTTGTCATCGCGCGGCATCGACGCCGTGGAGCGCATCTACCTCGATGACATGCCGGTGGACCGCCGTGCAGATGGCGGTGTGACCTCAAAGCCTACCTTCGACGCAGACGGTAAAAGCCAAGGCCCGAATGTCTGGGTTGATGTCTTCCTCGGGCAAGAGGATCAGGCCGCATCACAGCGCTTGATGGATGCTTTCCCTGGCGAGTGGACGGCAGATCATCGTTTGCGCGGTGCCGCCTATCTCGTGCAGCAATCGCGATCCGTGGACCCCGAAGCTTTCAACAAGTATTTCCCGAACGGGGAGCCAAAAATCTCGGCGCTCATTCGCGGCGTGGGCATGTTCGATCCGCGCGATGGTGTCTCTCGCTGGTCCGACAACGCCGCCCTTGCGGTGCTGGATTATCTGCTGGCATCGGACGGCTACGATCACGCCCCCGAGCGCATCGAATTCGGCTCGTTCCGCACCTATGCAGACCTTTGCGACCAGATCGTCAATGGCCAGAAGCGCTATCGCATCGCTACGATTGTAGACCTCACCGAACCGCGCAAGCAGGTGTTGCAGCGGTTGCTAGAAGCTTGCGATGCGCAGCTTTTCACCACGACAGACGGCAAGATCGCGATCCGTGGCGGGCAGTGGGAAGAACCCACGGTGTTCATCGACTATGACGAAGGGCATATCATCGAAGCCTCCTGGGGCTCGCCTGACGCGATGGACCGCTACAACGAGCTCGCGATCCAGTATCTTGATCCCGATCTCGATTTCGTGGAGAACGAGGCCGCGTCTTGGCAAGACCCGATCAGCGTGGCGACGGGCAAGCTGGTCACCCAGCCGCTCGAACTGTTTCAGGTGCCGAGCCAGAGCCAAGCGCGCCGCCTCGCGAAGATACGCATGGCTCGCGACAATTCACGATGGACTGGTGAGCTTGTCACCAACCTTGCCGGCCTGAATTGCATCGGGGAGCGGATCGTTCGCATCCGGTTCCCAGAGCTGTCGATCGATGCGCCATTCTGGATCGAGAGCTTGGAGCTTTCTCCAGACCTCACAACCGTGAACCTCAAGGTGCGCTCGGCCAGCCAGGCGTCCTATGATTGGTCGCCGGCGGAAGAGGGCACATCAACCGTCATCCCGCCGGACACGACACCGGTGCTTGATCTCTCCCCACCTGTCCTGACGTTAGCGGAAGCCAGCGGCCCAAGGGTGGTGGCGACATGGACGCCGAGCCAAGCGCTCAACCGGGAATATGCCGTCCGCATCCGTCCGGCATCCCAGCCCAATGCTTGGTCGATGATGACAGTTGCCAGCACGCGGGATCAGGCGACCTCTGACGTTCTCGCCGGCGGCCAAGCCTATGTCGTGCAGATCAAGGTTTCCGCAGGTCCGCAGGCGCAAGGCAACTGGTCGGCAGACTACAACATCACCGTCACTGGCACGGTCACCATGCCAGCACCCGAGGCATTCGACAGCCTGCTTGACGGCTCCAATGTGCTGTTGTCCTGGCGCAACCCGAACACGCCGACCTTCCGCGCTGCACACATCTACCGCGCAGCCGGTGCTGGCGCAGCGTTCTCGTCATCGGCGGACCTCCTTGGCCCGATCTATGGCAGCCCGAACCAAGTCATGACGATCACGGATGCACCTGGAACGGGCACCTGGCGCTATTGGGTGACGGCCGAACGCACCGAGAGCCTGATGTCCGCGCCGGTCGGCCCTGAAACGGTGGTGGTGCCATGACCGCAAGCCGCGGCGACTTCCGCAATTACAACCGTATGGAGCGGAACTTCTCTGCCCAGATCGAGCAGCAGGTTTCCGCGCTCAAGGCTACGCTGCAGGCTGAGCTTGCCGCGAGTGAACAGCGGGCGAAGATCATTGATGCGCAGCTTGCGGCCACGATCGCCAAGCTGGAAGCCGCAACGGCAGCGCTCGAAAAGCGCCCTCAGGCCACAGACCTCGGCGTGCTGGCGATTGTGGTTGGCTCAACGCTTTCCGTCACACGCGCAGGCACATCGCGCATGGTTGTCCCGTTCGCCGGCGTTCGACCCACTGACATATTGTGGGCGCGTCCCGACGAGTATCTGCCGCTCGACTATGGCCTGCCACAGGTGATGTGCCGCAACGCCGGACAGATGGAAGTCCGCATTGCCGTGCCTGCCATCGCCCTCGGCACCACCAAGACCATCAATCTCGCAATCACCGCACTGAGGTAGGCATGGCCGAATACATTGCAAATGCCCCGTTCACGCGGGTGCAGATCGATATCGCGCATGATGAAGACTGGCACGACGAAATCCCGCAGTTGCTGGAAGAAGACGGCACGGCGGTTGATCTGCGGAATGCCACCCTCACTCTGACGGTGCGGCCTGTGCTGGATCACAGTGTCAAGATCGTTGAGCTTACAAGCCCTTCCGGCGGCATCACGCTTCCAGATGCTCGGTTTGGCCGAGCCGTCTTCTCCCTGCCTCGCGCACAGGTGACCGCCATTCCGATCGGGCGATGGGACCAGTTCCTTGTGCTCGACCAGCCCGACCGCACGCCTCGCTATCGCGAAGTTTGGCGCGGCCCGCTTCTCGTCCATCCCGCCCGCGTTTAATCCCCGGAGAACAGCTTATGCCTCTCACTATCCTGTCTCAGGGCGATACCGTTCGTCTGGCCACCATCGAAGGCGCAAGCTCCGCTGTCTTTGCAGCCGCCGCACGCGCCGAAGAAGCGGCGCAGGACGTTGGGGGCGTCGGCATCGTTGTCGAGAACTTGCCCGCGATCTTGGATGCGCCGAACCAGGCTGCTTCGGCAGCAGGATCGGCTGCGGCAGGAGCCGCCACACTTGCTCAGACGCAGGCGGTTCGCGATGCAGCATTCACCAAAGCCAAAACCGGCACCGATCTAGCTGCTACGCGTGCGCTGGTGGCGGATGGCGAGCCATTTGGTGTGGTGAGCGCAGATGGGCAGGAGACTGCCCTATACATCCGTGCGAGCGCAACCACCCAAACCTTCGTCACGTCATACCCGACAGCCGAACGCGTTCGAAGAACCGAGGTGCGCCAACGGCTGCTTCGCCGATCTGAGCTTGATCGTGCCGCCGGTCGGCCATGGTCCCTTGCGGCTTGGTTGCTGGAAGACATGAGCCGTTGCGACTGGTTCGCTTGGATCGACGCCAGCGACCGCACTATGCAATTTCAAGACGTGGATGGCACCATTCCCGTCACTGCAGATGACCAGCCTGTCCGATTGATCAAGTCGATGAACGGCAATCCCGCCCACGATCTGCTGATCCTGAACACGACCTATCCGGCCTTGTCCAAAACCCGCTCCGGTATTCATTATGTGACGCATCCTGTGGGTGTAGCGGGCTCCGCTTTCCGCAATCGTACAGACTTTACATTCAAGCTACCGGCCTTCATGGCTCTCGCTCATATGCGAACAGCGGTTGGGACCTTCTCACAAGCCTTCGCCGGGACGAACTCAGGAAACTATTTCGCGATCAGAAACGATGTCGGCGGCCAGAACAGAGCTGACGTTCGATCAGCGTCTTCGACGCTCGGTTATGGCCTTATCTCATCTGAGAGCCTTGCTCGGGGAACACCGCTAAACGCGCCTCTGGTTGTCGATGCCAAGCTGAGTGCAGGGTTTCAGGATCAATATACAGACGGGAAGGCCTACTTCACCAAAGCCAACGCTTGGCAGGCCGGGGCTACACTTGCTGCTGCCCGCTTTGGCACGAACCTAAATGGCACCCTTACTGCCTTCAACAATCGCAATGATTGGTATCAGCTAGTCTTTGCGATGGAAGCGATCCCCGACGACATCCGCGCCAAGATTGCCGCTTACCTGAAAAGCTGCATTGTGCGACCGACACGTTCGACCGACTTCAACATCGCCATCGTCTCGGACAGCACCGGGGATGACACCAACGAAACAGCGGGCGTTCAGGTCTTGGGGGGTGAGTGGCCCTTCCGGTTTGCCAATTACCTGGCAGGCCAGAACCCGAACAAGTTCGTTGGCCTTCGCGGGTACGAAGACACCAACGAAAGGGCAATGGGCTACCGTTCTGAAATCGTTATTCAAGATGGTGAAGCGCCTGGAGCAATCCGTATCTACAATGGCGCAATAGCTGGATCGCAGCCACAGCAGGCGCTCGGGATCAACTACCCGAAAATGATCCGGGACATTCCCAAGCCGAATGTCATCATCATCAATCACGGGTTCAATCCCGTGGCATCGGGTAGCCCCGAGGTCAGCTACCCAGGCCATATTCTCAATCTGATCGAGACACTGAAAACCCGGTGGCCGGGCGTTCC